CTCTTAGGGTTCAGCACTGACATACCATTCAATTGCATCTCAGCGCCGTATGGCTTACCAATGTTGTTAAAGATGTTGGGGATGCGATTGTCGTAAGCGGCTTTCATGCCTTCGCCACCAGTTGAAATGTCAAGACCAGATAATTTATGTCTTCCTTGAATTGGTTCGCTTTGAATTAACTTGTTGGTGAGCTCTTTGCCCAAATACTGATCCAATTCTTCAGGTTCAACAATTTTATTAATTGTCTCTCCACCTTTGCCTGTAGCTATCAAGTGTTTAATTTTTGGATCGTATGCTACATCACTGATGTGACTACTCATGTTATATCTATTTGCCTGCTCAGTACCAGGCGTCAATGCTATTGCGTCATACCCATTATCAATGGCGTGTTTGACCAAGTCCTTGCTGACCATTTCCTCCCAATTCTTTTTGAATGGGGCGTCTGGTACGCCTTGAGGTCTCGGCAATCTACCCATATTTCCCTTCATGGCATTCTCTGCGCTTTCAGCAGTCATAAAGCCACTCATTTGATCTCCATCAACATATGGATGGAAAGTTTGACCATTTTGATCTTTTATTCTGTACACACCATTTTGATCTGCTTCAATCGTATATGGTTTTTTGTTAGGGTCAATATATCCCTTATCTCTACCCGCTTGGTGCCAGTCAGATTGCATCTCCTCAACGTGAAGGATCTTCTTGCCTTCGGGTGTCATGCGGTCAACTGTTCGAGCGTGGGCTAGGACGTTTGGCTCATTTTCCCAATGAGAAGAATAATAATCTTCTGGTAAAGGCTGACCACCTAAAACATGAGTTTTTAGATATTCACCAGGTGCATAATGTGTTTTCTTAAAGCTTGGCAATTGATACAGATGCTCCTGATAATTATCACCACCAGGTAGCTTGTAGTCCTCATACTTTACGTTTGAGCTTTCGTCTTGCAGTCTACGAATGTGCTCCTCAGCATCAGCCAAGGTATCAAACGGATATTCAGTCACTGGCTCTCGGTTGATGTCCATGACATAGTGCCTGTCGCTTATCCCTTCTGGATCTTGCGGCATGGTGTAGTAATGCTCAGAGATAGGATCTTTGCCTAATATCTTCTTGGTTATCTCAGGCTTAGGACGCTTGGCAAGCTCGGCCTGAAACTGCTCCTTGGTCATCTTGGGCAGGTCGTTGATCTCGTGCAGGTTCCTGTCAGCCAACTCAGCCTTCTTAACGCCAGGCTTCTTAGTAAGCTCGGTCATAAACTCTTTGCCTGTACCTTTAGCCCTTGTTAGCTCTGCCGCCGCTTTGTTAACTCCTGAGTAAAGCTTAGTTGTGCCTGCCATCGCTCCTAAATGGGCAGGGTTAAAGGCCATAGCCATCTCTTCAGCGCTCGGTGTATGCATTGACTCAACATAACCCTTGGGGTCTGTCACAGCCTTGTATAACGGTCCACGGCGATTAAATATGCCTAAAGTGTTGTGGAGCGTATTACCCATCCCAATAGCGTTAGCTTTAATAGCGTCTGCGCTGATAGGTGATGATGGTTGGTTAGCCATGAAGCGGAGCCAGTCCGACCCGCTAAATGATGAGTTGTCAGCCATAGGTGTGCCTCATGGTAGATATTGCCCTCAAGTGTACCCTTGCTACAGCTTCTGAATCAATGTGCAAAGCTCACCCAGTGTCATGTCTGTCTGGTCTGGGTTTATTGCTGATTCGGGTATCTTCTTACCGATTGCGTCCTCTATCCTGAAGATAAGATCCACAAACGCAAGAGAGTCTAGGTCTAGGTCTGACATTCTGGATTCAGTCTTAATCAGGTCAGGATTGACGTCATACTCTTCGATGATGATGTCTTTAACGGTATCAAACAGCATATGGGTTTACTCTCGGTTGTGGGTTGGCGTCAATGTAATCTTCCTCGTCGTAGTCTTCACGTGGGGCAGGATCGATGTTTAAGAACCCTGCGTCTCTAAGCCACCGTAAGGCCTGTGTAAGCGCATCTACGTAGTCGTCGTGTGTTGCGTCAGGGAAAGCACAGATCTGGCTTATAGCGCCTTCTGCCCAGTCCCTTACATATCCTTTGTTCATGCTTGACTCTGGCACCCAGACTCTGCCTGCCCGTATGATATTGGCGACAATTGATAACCGCTGAACCTTGTCAGCCTTACCAGGGTTGTAGCTCTGTACTGGTAACTGTGCCCGTTGCAAGTCTTGGATCAAGCTGATTCCTGCGGCCTTGTCCTCCACCAGAATCATCTCCACACGCTTCTTATCCTTACCCTCGCCGTACACCGTTTCGAACTCATCCATCACCTTTGGCTTGAGGTCAGGGTATTGCAGGTGGTCTTGCCAAGCATCGAGGATGAGCACTGACATCGGACCATCCAAGGGTTTGAATACACCGAAAGTGATACACGCTGTTGGATCGTTGTGCGCCTTCTCTGTGAACGCACAATCGTAACTCTGGAGGATAAATTCAAACTTGGGCAGAGGCATTGGCTCACCCTGTGAGTTGTAGGCAGGGTAAAGCTTGAACCACTTGCGCTTAACAATACCAGTCAACTCAGGGTCTAGAATCTCAGCCAAGACCTCCTGACGGTACAGCGCTGACTCTGGGTCGTACTGCTCAATCTGCTTGCGGAAGTTAGCCGATAGGTTGTCTATGTTGGCGTAGGTGGATGCGGTCGTCAGGGCCACGTCCTGCCCGTTCCTGCCTACCAGGTCAACGATTAGATCCTTGGGCTTGGGTGTGGTGGTACAGATAACCTGAGTCTTGTCACCCAGTCGGATAGAAAAGCTCAGTAGATCCCAAGCCTCTTGAAGGTAATCCCACGCCGCCAACTCATCTAGCCATCCACCGTGGAACTGTGGCCCCCTGAAGCGCTCAGGCTCTGAGGCAGGGATGCCTTTGATGATGGATCCGTTGATTAGGGTTATCTCGTTATCGTCCTTCAGGTGCTTTTTAATGAGTATCTGCGGCATGACGTTGATTAGCCCAGAATCACCCATAAAGCAGACGTCCTTCAGGTCGGAGTGAGTTGGGGCGCCGACCAACCATCTGGTCTTTGGCCTAGTCCATGCCTGCCACCACAGCCACTCTGCCGCAAGTCTGGTCTTACCCGCTCCCCGTCCACCGAGCACCAGAGCGATTGACCAGTCCCAACTCGCAGGAATCTGGTGGGTGTGGGCTATTGATAGCCATTTGATCCTGGCGGCGTAGGCCAGTTGTTCTTGTGGTGGTAATACAGCAAAGTGAGCCTTGACCTCTGGGTTGGTCAGTATCTCAATGACCTCGTCAAGCTCCTGCGTTTGCATTCTGCTTCTTGAGTTGTAGGTGCTGAACGATGGTGTCCATAGCATCCTTAGCCGTCAGAACAACCTCAGACTGCAAGGGATTGTCCTTGTCGCCTGCAATAACCGTTCTGTCCCCATACTTCTTAGGGTTCCATTTAGCCAATAGTTTTAGCTTAATCTCAGCCCTCATCTTGACCAGTTGGACGTAGCCTGGATCTACCCTGCCACCACCCTCAGAGAGGATTCTCTCGGGCTCTTGGTTGATTTCTTTGAGGATGTCCTCTGCTATGGCATCCCCTCCCTGATCACGTGCGTGTGCGATGGCTCCCGATAAATCTGGGTCTTTATGCATCCACTCATAGATCTTCTGCCACGCAGGCATATGATCATCTCTACATATCTGTCTTAGTGGTTCCCCATTACTTAGCCTTTGACAGATCTCGTCTGCTAGTTCAGGGGTGTATTTTGAGGGGCGGCCTGGCCTTTTCTTTGGCGGGGTGGTTGCGTTATCCATATTATTCCAATGTCGAACCTTGATGAGTACTATTGTATATCAGGCGTTCTGGATTCGTCTATCCATGCGCCTTATGGTGGCTTTATGCTGATCGTTCTCTAGCTTCAGCACCCTTACCTGGTTGTCCAAGTACTTCATCCTAGCCGATACATAGTCCAAATAATCGTTCATCTGGGTGAAGTCAGACTCAGTCTTTGTCGGCTCGTCCATTAACTTCTTTGTGGCTGTTGTTTTCTTTGTTGCCATCATTAACTCCTTGTTATGGTTGTTGGAGGTTTCGAGGATAACGACCCTCGGGTACTACTGTTATCGGTTCAGCCACCAACAAGTATGAGGACTACACTTAAAGACGGAACTTGTCCGACAGCTATGCATCGCCTCAATCCTCATACTTGTTAGTTGTTGATGGTTGGTACTGATCTCCAACTTGGCGATGCCTAGGTCTTCGCCCGTCACAGGTCTTTTGCGCATCAGTCTGCGAATTCACCAACAAGAATGAGGACTGCTACCTGTTGTTCACAGAGCAGGAACCTGCATCTCTCACAACCCTCATACTTGTTGTCAGGCACTTGTGCGCCTGCTCCTTATCCCAACTCTCTCCACAATCGGTACATCTGTAGATTACGCCCTTAGTAACTTTAGTTACCCCTCTCTCTAAGTAACGGCCGAGGAACGTCCTGATTTTCTCTACGGGCATACAATTCTCTGTAAGTAATAATAGCTAAGTTCCAAAGAGCTACCCCGACCAACATACCGAACACAAATACCCAGACTTCAGTCATAGTCGTATCCAGTAATCAAGCAAAGTATGAAGTCAAGGATGAGTAATACAGCCATGATGGGTAGTATAGTCATTGCGAGGTTAAATAAAAATTCACGCATCAAGTGTCTCCTTGAGGTTATCTACCAACTGTTGATTTGCCACCCAGTACAGGACTGGTTGCATTGCGTTTGGCATATAGAATTTTACCATGACTGAGTCATCTCCGAGCAAATTCTGAAATCCTTTTGCTCCTTCCTCAGTCTCAAATATGCCACCTATCATCGGTATTTCTTTCATTCGCTTTTTTCCAATTGTTTGTTAATCCACTCATCCAACTTCTCATGCAACCAGTCGATGTTACGCTCACCAATAGTCTTGCCGTTATCAGTCATCAATGGATCGGTTAAGGTTTGCTTAATAGCACCACCTGCGCTGAACTTGATAAATTTATCTTCCTGATCTATTGCTACACCGATTACATCGCCCTTAATGTCTGATATACCATACCTCACCAATAAAATTTCATTCATATATTCTTTTCCTTTAATTTAGCTTCTATTGCTTCTGCAAACCATTTAAAACCTAATGGCAATCTTTTCGCCACAGGATCAAATTTAACTAAAC